GTGAGTTATTAAAACTTATTAAGAAACAAACATAAGACTAAGGATTCTCAATTATGCCACCAACAAGTGATATAGAAAGACGCTTAATGTCTTTGGAGGAAGAGGATAGGCGTCTTCGAGATGCTTTAGGAAAACTTGTGACGAATACGGAGGTGATGAATAACACCTTGCAAATCCTTACTGGTGACATTTCTCCAAGGATGGAGAATCTTGAAAAAGAAGTAAGAGGCATGCAGAACAGACAATCAACAAACACATTGATACTGGATGTTGTTAAGTGGTTTGCAGCACTTGTCGCAGGTTCTTCAGTAACAATGGCGATGGTTTATTTGTTTCAGAATGGAGGTTCTTGACATGGAGCAGACTAGTCATAGTAAGGGAACTCGAAGTAATGCCGAAATCGATACCCTGTACAAAAATATAAATCAACAGATGAGTCGTAAGTATAGGGTGAGAAGGCTTGATGACAAAGAACTTTTTACGTTAATAGATCGGGCTACAGAATGGATGAAAAGCGATGATTTGTATAGAAACTTCTCCCAAAAAGACTTAATCAAAATACAAGTTATCAAAAACAACATAAAACCTGGCAGTTACCAGATAAAATGCAAGTTTTGTGGAAAGGAAATGCCACTTGACCAGAAAGGTCGAGTCTCAAAACATTGTTCCCGTAGATGCGCTGGCAGAGCTATGCACACCCACTTAGACAAGCAGTTCTGGGAAATAGCTTCCGGTTATAAGTTATATGATGTTTACAAGGAGTGTGGTTTCGATTTAAAAGCCGTATCTGAAAAGTTGGAAGCCTCCGAGGAGCTTATCTCCAAGAACCTGTGGGAAATTAAGTGTCCAACAAACTCTCCTGAACTACTTTGGTTCAGAGAATATATCTGTACAAAATACGGAGGTGACCCTGCACCACCTAATTACACATCTTTTTCTAGAGCCTTTCTATCTAGAAACCAGATGTTGGATTTTCTAGAGGACACGGATTACAATTTTCAATCTGCAACTGAGATTCACAGTTTAAGTAGACACTATATAATAAATGATGCGCGTCACTTCGGAATATCTCTACGTCACCGTGGCAATCTAATTAAAAAATTTGCTCTAGAGAGTGAAGATAATTTAGAACAGGTGTGGTATTGCTGTAATAAGGATATGGAGAAGATGAGGGCGTGGATGGGAGACGTGAGTGAAAGATACATATTAAGTCTGTTAAGGCGCTCTGGAATTAAACCAGCGAGAAGTCATGGTTGGAGGGCAGGTACAGCATTATCGTACTTAAAACATAAAGATTGTCGAGATATTTACCTCTATGTATTAGATTTTCAAAATAGTGACGGTAAAACAGTTGCCTCTAAAGTAGGTATATCAAATGACCCCAGGGCGCGTGCCGGGAGTGTTTGCAGAGAAAGTCCTTTCCACTCATACTCGGTTGTCAGTTTGGTTGGGCCTTACCCTGCATGGAAGATAGCTGTTTTGGAGGACGTGTTATTAAGCCACATAGGAATAATCCCTATAGACTTTAAAGAGAGTTTTGCAGGACATTCAGAGTTTTACCACCCTTGTTTTACTAATCGAGTAATGAGGGTGATAGAGAATTTCAATTTTAATCTAACTAATATACCTAACTACATACTCGGAGGACGTTATGCTGATTAAGTACGTAACTATACACGCAGCCGCAACATACCCTTCTATGGACATTGATGTTGATTGGATTAAAAGCATCCATGTTAATCAAAACGGATGGTCAGATGTCGGCTATCACTTTTTTATTAAGCGTGACGGAGAACTTCAAAAAGGACGTTCTCTTGATCGTACTGGTGCGCATGTCGGGAATAACAATACTGGGAACATCGGCGTCTGTATGGCAGGAGGTCTTAAAGAAGGTACAAAAGAACCTGAAGACAACTTCACAGACCAACAGTGGATCACCTTAAACAAACTCCTTGCAGATATTTGTGAATCTTATCCCCAAATAGTTATCATGGGTCACAATGGCTTTAAAGGATATGAAAGTAGAGGGTGTCCGTGTTTTGACTGGAAGTCTTATCGAGAGTGGTTTGTAGGTGTTCAGAAGAGTTTGTACAAGCCTGATGATTGGTATGGATACGATTGGCATGTACATCAGTCTGAACACTTTAACCTCCCTAAAGATTTTTACAGCGCGGTGGATAAAACACCTAAGGAGGGTTTGAAATGATTAAGAAGGTATTACTCAGCAGCCTTTTAACAATCACACTAACAGCCTGTACAGCAATCCAAACACCTCTCGACGAAGATTATACCTTTGGAGACACGTACAAGTCTGTGTATACACTTCAACAAACCTATTGCGCATCTACTGATCCTGCACAGCAAGCACTTTACAGGGGGCTTCTTAAACGCCTTTATGGTGACTACCCCTCCGAAGGTGTTTGCACAGATATTCTTGAGGTGTTGAATAGTTATGAAGAAGATAACGAAGGTTGATGACTTAACACTTTTAGTTACCACACCAGTACCTAGGGATTATCCTGCAAAGCACCTTGCTAAGAACTCTGACAAAGTAATGTTGGTTGAGGATTATGTTGTAAGGGTTACTTTTGAAGATGGCTCTACGATAATCATCAGAGTTCCTAAACTGTATGTGACAGATGGTTCAAGTGTCCCTAGGTTCTTCCACAGGGTCTATCATCCTTTCATTACGGAAGCGCGATGGTCGAGCTGTGTACATGATTATATCTACAGCGACCTTTACAAGTATTACTCAAAGGAATTTGCTGATGGACTTCTAAGGTTTATGATAAAGCGTGATGGTGGGCATTGGTTTATGCAGCAAGCTTTCCATAAGGCTGTCAGGCTTAATATCAAAGGAGGTGGTTGGTAATGCAATATAAACAGCGTATCAAGGATAACAGTGAAAGCATCTCTGTAAGCGCTTCTGTATTGGCTGTGTGGCTCTTTACAACGTATACCAATACTAACCCACCAGCAGAAGTCATCGTTGCTCTAGGAACCCTTGTAGGGGCTTTTGCAGCCCGTTTGAAAGGATGATACATAGAAACAAGAAAGCCCCTGTCAGGAACCTTTGTAAAGAGGAACTTGAACAGGGGCTTTTTATTGGCTGTTACTACTTAATCAAATATTTCAGGTGTTAAAGATGCTTTCGGCGGCAAGGTAATCTACTAATTCCTTATAACCGCCCACATGGTCAAAGACACCCCTGTTCTCTGAAACAATTTGAGGGATCGTGCGTGACGCCAATTCTTCTTTAACGTACCGCATCGCAAATTCATCTTGTCGGATGTCATGGTAGAAAAATATCTGATTAGAATCTTTTAAAAGATTCTTTGTTTGATTGCAGTAGGTGCAATTATCATCTCCGTATACATGAAATATCATTGCAAGGCCTCCTTTCTGTATGGAGCATACGCCAACCCGTGTTCTTTAGAGAATCCGTTTTCGGCCCTGAACTCTAATACTTTTTTAGTAGCCAAATCTAGATCACACTCTTTAAAGCATCCCAAATACTGCTTTTTGCCATTAAGCCACACTTCAGCCACCCACCTAGAAATGCCCTTGTTCCAGCTAACTCCTGTGACACCTGAAGTATTCGAAGACATCATACTCATATTTCTAGAGTTCTGTGACCGAGTGACCTGTCTAAGATTGCTCCATCTGTTGTTTGTGGCATCCCTGTCAATGTGGTCTATACATTTCTCAGGCCACTCGCCGGTTACATATAACCATATCACTCTATGTGACCTGTAATTCTTATGGAATATCCCCACTGTACACACAGTATACCCTACCCCGTTAGTATGTATATAGTCTGCACACTTTCCCGCGTGCTTAGTATTCCATGCTTTCCTATACTTTTCTTCAGAAAACCAATAAGGACTTCTCTCTTTCCAAGTCAACTCCCCACTCTCTGGATCATAATGTAAAAATTCTTTAACAATTTCTTGTGTTAATTCTGTTTCTTTATAACAAGCCATACTCCCTCTCCTAAATGCCCTCCGAAGAGGGCTATGTGATTGATTAAACAGAACAGCTTACACATGCTTCTTTACGACTTAGCTCTTGTGAAGAGTTAGTATTGTAGGCGTAGTAAAGACCTTTGATACCAGACTTCCAAGCGTGAATGTAAAGCTGGCTAAGCTCTTTTGGTGAATACTGTGTGCCTAACATAAGGTTAAGAGATTGAGATTGGTCAATGTGTTGCTGACGTTTTGCAGCACGATCAATAATCACATAAGGATCAATCTCACCAAAGGTTTTAAAAACTTCTCCTTCACGCGCTGTCAATACATCTCCAACAAGGTGCGCAACACTCCCATCATTGTCAGCAATACTTTTCCAAGTCTCCCGATTGTCTGCACCACGATCTTTTAGAAGTTGCTCCAAGTAAGGGTTTTTGTACATATACTTAGTCTTCGCCAAATCTTCTGTGTAGTAGTTGCTCATGCGAGGTTCCACTGTCTGGCTGAGTTGCCCAAGGATGAAGCTGCTACTTTTTGTCGGCATTAGCGCTGTCAAGGTTGTGTTACGGCGTCCATAACCTTTCAGAACTTCGGGTTCGCCAAGACGCTCTGCCATATCTTTAGAAGCCTTCCAAGAACGTTCTTCAATATGTTTATGCACTGCCAGATCAATACCCTCTGCTTCTTGGCTATCGAATGGGACACCCTTTGACATGAGATAGTCAGCAAGTCCTAATGAACCAATCCCCAGTGCTCGGTGATTCTTTGCAAAGCGGTATGCGCGCTTCATCATTTCAAAGGTCTTCTCACCGTCTCTACCAGAATCGCGTTCAGCTTCCAGCTTCTCGATAAAGTCATCAACAACCGTGTCAAGAAACTCTGTCATAATTTCTACAGCATCAGTATCTTTCCATTCTTCCCACTTTGCAATATTCATTGCTGATAGGACACAGACAAAGGACTCATCTTCCGAAGATGGTAGGCTAGTCTCGTTACACATATTGGATGCGAAAACTTTCATACCTTTGTCTTTGTAAACATCAACAGAGTTATTATTGACCGTATCAATAAAATGGGCATACGGGTAACCTACTTCTTTACGCTGCATAATCCATTGTGCCCAAACTTTCAAAGCACCTCGGTCTTTGTTCTCAACACGTTTCATAAAGTCATCTGAGAAGTTTACGCCTGTTGTGAGGGTTTGAACAGGGTGTCCCTCGCTCCCGATAGAAATAAACTCTTCAATGTCACCATGCTCAACATCTAAATAAGGTGTAAAGAACCCTCGACGAACTCCTGATTGTGAGATCACTTCTGTAAGAGATTCAAACAGCTCTAAGAAGTGTACTGAACCGGAAGTTGCACCGCGTCCGTTATTAACTTTACTACCTCTTGGTCGAATATTCCCAATGTACCCTGAGCAACCTCCTCCTTTCTGAGACATAGAGCCTACTTCAGAAACTGTCTCTAGTATTGAAGGGATAGAATCTTCGATGTAGGAACCAAAGCAACTGACGGCATAACCTTTAGAGTCTTCTCCATAATTTGACCACACAGGTGAAGAGAGTGAATAGAAACCTTTGCCAGCATACTCGTAGAACTTATCGCCTCTCTCTTTACCACGCAAACTTCCAAAGTGTTCAGCCATTTCTTTAACACGCTCTTTACCTGTCTGGTTAGGACGTAGGTAGCCACGCTGTAGAAACTGTTCAGAGTGATCGTTCAGCCATTCAAATGCCATTAAAATATCTCCTTAAATTAAGTCATCTACTGTGATAGATACGTTCTTACGTTGATAGTTTGTACTCTTCTTGTTAAAGAAGTCAATACGGTTAGTGGTACGTGACTCTACATCAAACCATTCAAACCTTTCTGTCAAGTAGTCTTCATCTACTTCAAAAGGTGCTTTAAAACCACACGACACCATAGACTGATTATACCGATCTTTTAAGAACATATCAATATCTGATTTTGGTAAGTACGACCACTCACCTTCCTCAAAAATCCAATCAATGATTTGCGTTTCCGCTTCGTAAGATTCTTGCAACATCTCATTTACATAATTTTCCATTTCTTCGTCAAACCATTCTGGATTCTCTTTGCGGATAATATTTACAAGTCGAATCCCAAAGTTGGCATGTAGGATTTCCTCTTTCTGTGTACTTTGAACAGCGTTTGAGATACCCTTTAGAAGATTACGTTCTTTGTTGATTGTAAGCATAATCAAGAACTGACTAAACAAACTTACGTTCTCTGTGAACAATGCGAATAGGATCAGTGTCCGTACAAACTCTTTGTTAGTACCGTGACGACCTCGCATAGACGCTTTCAAGTAATCTAAACGCCGACGTAACGCTGGGATTTGGTCGACTTTTTCAAAGTCCTTGTTGAGACCCATAAGCTCTAAAAGATTGGCGTATGCTAGCAAGTGGATAACTTCGTTGTTTGAGAACGCAGCCCCTACCATACCAATCTCAGCTTTAGGGAGACGATCACCAACCTTTCCCCAATAGTCTTTTACAGCTTTAACTTCTACAGTTGAGATTGC